AACTCCTGTTTTGCTATTTGATCTAATTGATCCATCACTTCTGGAGTGAAGTATACTTCTGGATCTTTGAGGATTGCCTTGGCATAGACTTTCTTACCGTCTATCTCATAACGACCTGCCACGTTCTTCCAGAGACCACCGAGTTCACCGAGTTCAAGAAGACCATAATATCGATCAAGACCACGCTCATCGTAATAAAGACGTATCGTAACATCCTTGTTCTCCTTACTTAAACGCGACTTTGCTGTCTTAGCTTTAATAAGATTGCCAACGACTTCTGTTCCATCCTTTTCTTTCTTTTTGCTGAGATAAATGATCGTAGACGCAGCATATTTGAGACCGCTGCCTCCGCCCATTTCTTTGGTGGGAACGTATGATCCGATGACATCGTAGGTGTGGTTGGTAACGATTAGTGGGATGTTTGCCTGACCAAGTTTCAGAGTCAACATTCTAAATGCACCTTTGACCAGTTGAGATTTGGTCATGTCACGAACTTGTTTGTCGTTTAGTGCGTCAGTGATCTCCTTCTCTGTAGACAGCATACCCAGAGAGTCTAGCACAAACATACAAGGTTTGCGTTCGTCTTCTGATTTCTTAAGGTATATATCAACTGCTTTCAGAGCTTTGGTCCTAAATTCTTCAATTGTAACAACATTGACAACAACCAGTCGATCTAGGTCAATACCCCGACTTGCAATAAGAGACTTGTTAACAGCGGCTTCAGTATCAAAATATAGGCAATACCCGTCAGGATTAGCGTCAAGGAAATTTTTGACGACAGCGAGAGAGAAAAAAGTTTTTCCAGTGCTAGACTCGCCAGCAATGGCAGTAATCTTATTCCCAGATACACCACCAAATATAGACCCTGAAACAAGTCCGTTAAAAATGTACGAACCTGTGTCCACATATTGTTCTGTTTCATCGATGTCTGCTGCTAGTTTTGTGTAGTCATCACCGATCTCTTTTACAATTTCTTTTAAAAAATCCATTAAATTACAAATCCAAATTCTTCACGGGCAATTTTCTTGTATGGACCACCAGGATTGGCGTCACGAATCTCTTTGATTCTAGTCAGTTTTTGATAGAGTGCTGCATCACCGCCCAGTCGCAATGCACTGACAATGGTAGCAAGTTCTTTATCGTTAATAGGGAGGTCCATTAGGAGAAAAATAGTTCTAGGTTTACAGTTTTTTCGACATTCCATCCAATAGCATCAAGGATGGCTTTCAGTGGTTCGACAAAGGACTTTTCAAATTGTAGGTCATAGTCGATGTACTTGTCAAGACCAAGTTCGCGTGGAAAATCTTGAATAAAGGAGATGATGTTTTCATGAATGATGTTAGGTTTTTTTAGATAACAAAACTTGATTTTCTCTCCATTCTGGATCAAAGAGTATTTGTTCTCAAGTTTATTCTGCTTAATATAGTGATTGTACAAAAGTGCGCCACGACAATGAATAGGCGTTCCCTTAGCATAGATGTCAGAAGAAGATTTATACTTCACAACATCAGAAACTGATCGTGGGAAAGCAATCTGTTCTGGTGGAAGTTCTTTAAACTCTTTACGAGACTTGTCAATGAAGTCGATAACATCTTCTTCAGTTCCACTCATCATCAACTTCAGGGCATCCTTAATCATCTTCCTACAAGGAGCAGGAGTAGAAGATTTGACTGCTTCAATGCCCATCATCTTAAGTTTGGGTTCAGCATAAGCAACGCCCTCACTATTCCATACGTTAAGAATATATCGCTTCTTCGCAGTCCAGATACCACGGTCAGCAATATTCTCACGCTTCATTTGCATTTTTTGGTCGTATGCCGAAACATATTCCGCCAAGTTCTGGTAAGACTTCTCGATGAACGGTTCAAACTTGTCTTCGCAGATCTTATCAAGTAATTCCACAACTGCAGTTTTATCACCAGACTTGTGACTAAGAAATTTATCAACAAGAGGTCCAAGATTAAGATATATCGAATCAGTATCTGATGCGATAACATAATCCTCTTCAGTCGTAGACAACAGTTTATTTAGATATTCATTCATCTTCTTCTCAATCCAACGGATAGAGACTTGACCAGAAAGCGTAATCGCTTCCGCATTGGCCAGTTTATAGTACCTAAAATACTGATTACCGATAGCACCATAAGCAGAGTTGAGTGAAATCTTCTTAGCCATCTGGATATTATTACAGCGGGCGATTTCTTTCTCCAGTGCTTTAGTTGGGGTCTTTTCATATTGCTGCTTTGCCTGAAGCATTCGCTTCTTGAAAATTACCCGCTCATTATACATCTTGTCCATGAGTTCTGGTAGGAATCCACGAACATCCTTGCGGTACATCGCGCCATTAGCACATACCGCATTGTCTTTAAACAACTCAAAGTTTATTTCTTCCTCAAGGATTCGATCAACCGTAGCTGTGGGATGTCTTTCATCCAGGAGTGTCTCTGGGGAAATATTATATTGCATAATAAGATGAGGGTACAGACTATTAAGGTCAAAGCTGACCACCCAATCATACTTTCCCGGAATCGGTTCTTTGACATAAGCACCAGCGTACTTTTCGTTTTTGTCAGACCTAATCTTTGGCGGAATAACAATATCCCGTTTCTTCAGATAATTGTAGATGATGTTGTCCCACATACGGACTTGATAGAACACATCTGCATAGTTGACTTTGGCATCATAGGCCATAGTCAATGCAAGTTCAATCAATTTCATCTTGTCTTCCAAACGGTCAACAAGTTCTACGTCAACGATGTTATATTCAATAAACTTCTGCCAACCTTTAGTATAGAAATCTTTAAAGGTATCAAACTCAGAGTGATCAAGTTTCTTTTGACCTAACTCCACCTCAGCTATGTAGTCAAGTCGATATGACTCTTGTGCTTTGTATGTAAACTTCTTATACAAGTCAAGATAGTCAAGTTGAGTAAGTCCACCAACATCAAAAGTTGTTTGCTTCCTACCCTGAATATAAACTTCACCTTCAGTAACAAGTCCCCAGTTAGAGAAACGCTTCATCAACTTCTCTCCAAGTACCCTGTTGAGACGCTTGCAGATGTACGGGATATCGAACAGTTGGATGTTCCATCCAGTCACAACATCAGGAACATCTTGCATCCAATAGTTGATGAAGTGACTTAGGAGTTCGTGCTCTGTAGGACAGTGATGATAAGTAACATTCTTCTGCTTATTCAGAAAAGGTTTAACACCCCAAGTAATAATCTGCTTGGTGGTGTAATCCTGAATTGTAATCGCAAGGATCTCCTCTGATGCAGACTCTACATCAGGAAATCCTTTTTCTGCAGTTGTCTCAATATCAAGAGTTACTAGTTTGATCTGACTGATGTCAAACTTGATTTCATCCTCAGGATACTTCTCTGAAATGTATTGATAGATGTATCGATCATTTCCATAAATCTCAAATCCATCAACCTCATCATACTTTTTGTAGAAATCACGACAGTCCCGAACGGTGCCAGGATGAATCTCCTCTACTACTTCTCCATTTAATGTTCTGTACTGGGTATCTTTTTTTGATTTTACAAAGAGTGTAGGAAAGAACTCATCCCTAAACTCAAATCTATTACCATTCTCAACTCCACGAACCAAAAACTGATTGCCAATTAACTGAACATTAGTATAGAACTTCATTCGTCATCATCATTAAAAAAGGAACCAAACATACCGCTACTTCCAGGATCGCGATTATCAATCATATCCATGATTTCATCAAACTTTTTGCACTGCTCCATACCGTGAAGCAAATCTGCAAGTTGTTTAACTACCATAGGTTTTTCATTTACTGCAGCAGATTTGACTGCTGCCCGAAGATGAGACTCTGCTTCAAGTAGATGATCTAGAGTATTCTTTGATAGTGCCATTACTTAATCAGGTCCTCGTATTTTTCTACTAGTGTTGGGGTTGGTTCTGCAAGAGTCAGGATCTTATCAGAACTAATCATAAATTCTTCATCCCGTGTGGCAGTCATCAACCATGATTCTAACATCCCATCACTAGTTAGGACGAAAGGTTTGGTCAGTTTACAGTCTGGTTCTCCAGGAACTGCTGCTGGAACCTCATCAATCTGACTCACCAGTATCTGGTTGTTCGTCAGTAGAATCGCTTTGATCGTTTTGTCCATAACTTAAAACATCCTCAATGTACATTTTTTCCAGTTGTTTGACAGGAGTAACCATAGTTACCAACCAGTCAGAGGGAATTGGAATAACCTCTTCTTCAGCAAGAGCAATCCAGGGAATCAAGGAAACTTCAAATCCTGCTTTGACCTTTGCTTCCTTTTTATCAATGAGTCCAGGATTTTTCATCTTCACCAAACAAGGTCTACGAAGAAAATAACCAATAACCTTCTGGTCATCTTCTTCACCAACTGCCATTTCATTAATGTCGGAGATAAGTTCTTCTCCAGACTTCAGAATCATGAGTTTAATTGTCATTTACCAACTCCATAATCAGGTGCTTTCAGTTCGAGTTCACGAATGTCTGCGTGAAGACGTTCAGTTGCATTTCTCTTTTCTGTTTGGCGCATTGCTTCCAATGCTGCCAATAATTCAGGAGTTTCTTCCCACTCCCAAGTATCTCCTTTACTACTTACAAATTGCCTTTTAGTCATAAGATTTGTATTTTCCTCTATTCTATCAATAAAAAAGAGGGGCGTCAACTGGATTTTGCCAGTTGCCCCTCTGCGGCGACGATATTCAGTTTTATTTAGTAAGGAAGAAATAATTCTTCTTTCTCGGATTTTGGTGTTAGTTTATATGCCCCGATTGCTGATGCGGTAAGAACTGAGAAGAGTGCAAATAGTGCCATTATAGTGTTGTAAAATAAAAGGTCTCTATACTGGGGGGACTATTAGGGGAATGCGCCCCCAAGGAACCCATTGAAAAAAAGAGTCATCGCGGTCCCAATTGTAAGAGTGGCGGCTGTGAGATTCATAAGTCGTCCTCCATAGTACATAATTATATAGAAAAAAGTGTATCACGGTGATACACTTTTGTATCCGTTGCATCAGAATCTAGTCAGGATTTCAGAACCAGTCCTTACGCTTGTGATATTCTGGAACAATTCTTCCAAGAACTACTGTTAGGAGCCCATCCTCAAATTCAACTGATCTAACTTCCGTCTCATCACTGAGGGTCCAAGATCTGGTGAAAGATCGTTGAGCCATTCCTCTATGGATGTAGTTTGTTCCTGTTTCTTTGTCTTCTTTTTGTCCTTCGATGAAGAGTTTTCCGTCCTGTGTGTAGACATTTACTTCTGCTTTTCTGAAACCTGCTAGTGCTAACTCAAGTCTTGATTCTACGCTGCTGACTTGAACCAGATTGTAAGGGGGGTAATTCGACGTTGTTTCGTGTAAGTCGAACACTCTATTTAGGTATTCATTCATACCAATACTATTTTTAGAGATCTTATCCAATAGCTCAGGAAGATCTGACGCAGTAAAGCGTGTGAGGTTAGTCATTGTACTACTCCTTTTTAAAGCGAGATTAGATTGTGTGGACCCCGAAGGCATCCGATATATTTATAGCATAGCACGAAAAAAGGAGATACGGTAGTAACCGCACCTCCTTATAGGGGTTTCCGACTTTTGAAGCGACCGCACGAAAGATCGCAAGTTTATTTAGGACTCTTCTTGTGGTTTACCCTTCTTACCGATATTATATTTCTGCTCAAGAATCCAGTCGTTCTTATCCTTATATGCAAGAACTTTAATCTGATTCAGTGGAGCAATATCGGCAACAGCTTCCTCTTTGACTACCGTAATGAGTCCCCAGTCAGCAAGCAGACGAGTAATACGGTTCCTACGCTGTACATCATTAACAGTAAGATTAGCCCGTTTCCCATCCAGAGCAAACAGTTCCTTGAAGTGAACGATGAAGTATCTTCCTTGTTTATGTAGGATGTGGCAGGACTGATATAACTTCTTTTCTTTACGAGATGCAACACCAATACGTGTTAGTGTCTCACGTACCTTAAGAAAATCGTCAGGTTCGTTTAGAAGTACCTCCACCATCTGGTCTTGCGACCACTCTACTGTAGGTTCTACAGTGTTATTCATTTAGCGCCTCCAATATCAAGTCGTTGTTTAATGTAGTTAATCTGTTCTGTGGTCA